CCCATATTTGCAACAAATGTTGTAAATCTTTCCATTGATGCAATGTTTTGTGCTTTCATTGCTTGTGCAAGTGTTGAAATAAATTCCATTTCTATTTCTTGACCTTCTAACTCTTGCGGAATTTCAGGCAATATTCCAACTCTCAACTCTTCATAATAAATCCAATCAAGAATTTGTTTTAATGCTCTGTGAATTTGTTCAAGTAATGGTGAAAGCAGAACCATTTTCTCCTCTTTCAATTCATTTACTTCTGTTGCTGTTCTTCCTCTTTCAGCAGTATTCAATATCATTGCAAACAAATCATTGTAAAATGTAGATTTAATTGCTTCTCTCATTTCATTGATGCCATCTTTTAATTCCAATACACGAGGATTGACTTCATAAATTGGAGAAAGTCCGTTTCCATTTTCATCTGTTTCATTAAAATGTCCGGGGGCATCTGACAAATCTTTGTTCTTTAAAGATGCAGGTCCTTTATATGCAGGAGTAACCATTTTCTTAATTGCTTTTGCATATTCTTTAACCATAGACATCAATTGTTTTGCATCCGGAAGAGCATAAGCACCAAGTCCTTTTGATGGATAATTATCTTCACCATTGCAAGATGCTTCAAAAACCACATAAGGAAATCTTTCAAATCCTGATTTTCTTAAATATTTTCCTTTTGAATTTACTTCATAATAAACTGATATGTATTTCTTTTGTGCAGCAATTGGAGAACCTTTTTGATATTCTTTGTTTGGCTCAACAAAGTGAACAATTTCAAACATATCATTAGGTCTTGTTTTACTTGCTTCTTGAACTGCTTCTGAACAATTATCAAATCCAAATTCTTCAACCAAGTTTCTTGCACTTTCCATGTAGTTTCTGCAAAGTGTGTCTATAATTCCTCTATGGTCTTTTGCATAATAATATGAACCAATAGGCAAACATTTGAAGTTTACAACAGTTTCATAATCACTTTCCATTGATAAACATGAAAAAAGAAATACTGCCATCTGGTCATAAACTTCCGGAAGCAATTGATAAAAGTTAGATGCATATAATATTTTTCTTGATAATTCAGATTGTTTTGCACACCAATTTTTAACAGCCCAATTGTTTTCAATATCTTTATTCATCACACCTGTCTTGAACCATCTTCTTGTTGGTGATGTTGCACCTGTCATCATACCTGATGCAAAGTTTCTAACAGCAATCAAAGTTGTACTGTCAAGAATTTTTTTGCTTCTGACACGAGGTTTATTCACATTCCTTGCTATAAATCTCACAGAATTAGGGCTGAAATAATCTGCCTGTTCTTGCAAATCTGATTTAATTGAATTGAATATTTCTCTCAATTCACTTCTTCTGCATTCAAAATACTTAATGTCATACTTTTTATCAATGACAATATTTGCATCTTTTCTATCAGATTGTTTCCTTCCTGCAAGACCTTTTTTATTTTCTGTGTTCTTTTGTTCCATATTAGCCACCTAATAAACTTTCCTTTTTAGTGTCAGCAGTATCAGATAAACCTCTTGAAGATGTTTTAATATCTCTTCCTGCAAGTGCTGCCATTTTATTTCTTGTTGATGCAGTTGCTTTTGAAACAGATGCATCTGCATAAGTTGGAGCAGCAACTTCTTGTGTTGTAGTAGATGATGCCACAGAAGGCATTGAAGGTGTTGAGCACATAATTTTTTCTCCTTTTATTAAATCTCAAATGGGTCAAAATCAGTTTTGATTGCTTGATAATTGTTTCCCCTGTTGATGTTATTCTTTTTTGTGAACAGATGAGAGTGATATGTTATTGCATATATTGCCATCATAACTGCATCTGCAAAGTCAGGACTTTCCGCCTGTTCTTTTCTAATATCTTTTTTGTCTTGAATGTATGTTAATCCGGAAGGTTTATAAACTCTTTTTATATATTCAAGTTGCCGCATAGCATTTTCACAAGTAAGTTTAAGCCATCCATTTTCAATAAATTCTTTTGTTGCAATATATCCATCTGCTCTCTGATTTCCAGATGATAAAGTTTTTGCAGAACCTGCTCCCCTAAATCCAATAGCATCATCAATTGCTTTTTTAACTGATACATAAATTGGATAACCTAATCCGTCAGCATCCATTATCAATATGTCAGGTTTCCATTGAGAATATAGATTGATAATTTTCCCTTTTGTAATATCTGTATCAGGTTGCGACCAAGTAATTGTTTGAGTTTCTTCCCATCCTGAAAGTGATTTTTGTTTGAATAGTTTTGCAACACATAAATCTCCACCTGATGCTGATAAATCCACAGACATAACAGAATTGTCCGGATGATTTTCTTTGTTGAATTCAAGATTTTTTGCTTCATCAATTTTAGTTGATGGAATTAAATAATCACTTGCTTGTGCAAGAGGTTTGCCGAGCCAGATATGTTCATATTCTGATTGATTTTTTGCTTTGCAAATCTCTGCTTCTTGATATTGTTTTTCTGCAAGATACGGATTATCAAAATACAAAATAGTTATATGTTGAGTATCTTCACGACCTACACAGAATTTATAAACAGGGTCATTTCTGACAAATCTGTTCATTGTGAATATCACACGAGAATTTATTTTTCTAATTGTTGGAATGATATAATCAAGAGTTGGTTTTGTTATTGCTTGTGCTTCATCAATCCAAAGAACATCAATACCTTCCAAACCTTTAATATTAACTCTGCCCTGTTCTCTAAAACCTTTAAAGAATATAACTGAACCTGTTAATCTGTGAATTATTCTGTCATTCTTTATTTCAAAATTAAGGTCATTCTCAACAATTAAAACTTCAAATATTGTTTTAACACTCTCATCAATTGATTTTTGAGTTTCACGACCACAGCAAACTCTGACTTTTCTTTGCTCACACAGATATAAAATAAACCTTGCAACACCATGTGATTTTCCGCCACCTCTGCCGCCTTCAAGTAAATGATAATTAAACTTGTCAAAATTAAAAATAAAGGGAAGAAGTTTTTTAGGTACATCAAGAATTTTCGGCAGTTGTATCATTATTTACATCCTCACCGACATTGAAATCCAACTTCTTGCCATCAAGAGAGATACTTCCCATGACCGTAACTGAATTTGAAGTGTTTTCTTTTTCATTGTCAAATAGACCTGCCAACTTGCATTTGCTATCAATACAACCTTTGGCAACAGCATAAGTTTTGGATGATGCTGTACATTTTTCTTGCAATTCATTATATTCTTTCATTGCATCAAGTGCAGAATAATTCAGTTCTTCTTGCACAGTTTTTTGTTGATTTTTCTGAAATTCATTAAGCCATAGGGTAATTTTAGGGTTATTGAAAAATCTGGATGCTTCCACATTTGTTGCATTATCAGACATCTTTTCACAATTATATGCAAAATGATATGCTTCACTCTTTATGAAGCCATTTGTTAAATATCTCATTAAGCATTTGTTTTCTTTGTCCGTTAATTTTGGAAGTTCTTCTGTCATGACATTTTCCTTTTATGGGAGCAGGGAGATTGCGACATCCCCCTGTTTTGACACAATTGCATCAGCAATCATTCAATACTTTTCTGATTATTTCTTTTTGCCCAAAATAATCACAGGCAATTTGTTTTATTCCAACAACTTTGCCATTTTTCCGGATTTCTTTATTTTCTCCATAAATCCATCCGCAAGGTTTACCTTTTTTAATTTTCAAATCATTGCTTGTGTACATAGTTTCAAATCTGCACAATGCAATTTCTTTTATGGCTTGTTTACCTGATTTAATCTTGTTATAAACTTTATTTTCATTTTTATTTGTTTCAATTAAACAGGTGAAGTTTTTCAAACAACGAGGACAAGAGCCAATATATAACACTCTATTGTAACAATCTTTTGTATTTGCCAAGTACCATATATCTGATGGCTTGAATTTTTGTCCGCAATGATTAAACATTTTGCTCCCTTATTTGTGCTAATAAGCACAACTTGTCCTGTAAATTACCGCCCATCAACGATTTTTGATTTAACAGCCCCCTGCCGATACTTTGTATCGTTATCAAAATCTGTCTGAACAATTTACATTTTTAAATTTATCAAAATGTTTTAAATAAAATCTACAATGTTTAACTAACTGAAAAATAAAAAGCGGCGGAACACTCTCAAAAGGTTTACTTTTTGAGAGAGTTTTTATTATGTATTATTTGCGTCAAAATAATCACTTTGCTACTAAAAAATAGCATTATTAATATAGAACAATTCCTGATTAATTTCAAAAAAGCTAAAATTTGGTTCTCTCAAAAAGTAAACCTTTTGA